TGAGTTCTGTGTAACAGCCATAGTAGTTGTTATTTAGACATGTTTAATAATGTACGTGTTTCTAATTCTTTTTTCTGTTGTTCAATTGCTCCTGGTACATCACCTACTGACATTTTTTTATCTGCAAGGCGTTGACGTAAAATAACATTAGCAATGTCTGGTCTTGTTGCTATTAATTTAGCTTCAGCCAGTGCTTGTGCATCTCTGATTATTTTATCTATTTCTTTAAATAAAGGTAGTTTTTTAGTCTTGATTTTAACAAGATCATTATCTAAATCAGCACCACTAGCTCTATGAGCACGAAGTAATCCTACCTGTTTCTTGTATTCAGGCTTCTTCATTAAAGGTAATAGTTTTTTATATAATTTCATCTCTCCTATATACTTATAGATTTCTTCTCTTTCATTCTCACTATATTCATAAGAACCAGTAGAATCTTTCTTTAACCTACTTAAACCATCCCATCCAGTAGTAAGTAGCCATTTTCTCCACTCCTCTTCTGTACCACTAACTTTAACAGGATTTATAGAATTTAGTATTCTTAAGAACGGATTATCTATATCATTAAGAGGTTCTCCTGTCCATATATCAATCTGTTCTGGTAAGAAACTAGAAGCTATAGGTATTTTATTCTGTATATATTTAACGATATCAGCTTGTATATCCTTTTGTGAAGATGTAATAGCATTACTTATAACTCCCCAAGCACTAGATTGAGGTATCATAGACCTAGCTGAGTTAGCAATCAATCTAGACCATCCAGATAGATCACCGTTAGAGGCTGCTATAAGCGGCTCTAAGCCCTGTAAAGGAGTCTCGTTAAGGAATGTAGCAGCAATGGTCCACATGATCTTTGCATGAGCATCTTCCATAAATGGTTGATCTAAGTCTCTAGCATAATATGCCATATCTCCTAATATACTTAGTATAGGATCTACACCAATTATACCTTTATAAGATACCCATTTACCACCTATATTAATAGTCTTAGATTCGTATCCAAGTTGATCTCTTTCTTTAGTTCTACGACTAGCATTGTAATGACCATTACCTCTGATATTACCAGCCATAGCATAGTCCCATAAACTCTTAGTTAAGATACTACTAAAGGCTAATCTACCTGTATACTCAGCTCTTAAGTTTTGGAATAATACTTTAGCATTAGGAACTGTAGCAAAGTCAATACCATGTTCTGCTAAAGCTCTAGCAATATCATCATCTGTTCTAGCATAAAGTGTTTTACTATATTTATTGATACCTGGAATTAAACTAATAGGAGTCCAAGATAAAGCATTCTTTACATAGTTACTACCTGTTCTAGGGAACATAAATAGATATTTAGCTATAGGATATGCTGTAGTACCTTGATTTATCCAAGTAGCTAATCCATCATCTAAATTTAACGATACTTCTCCTGCTATAGATTTAAGAGCTTTATCAGTCATGATGCCGTCTGCATCAAACATTTCAGAATAATGTTTCTTTTCTGCTTGAGCTATCTTTTTCCAATCAGCAAATCCAAATTCAGTAAATACATCATCGTAAGCTCTAAGTCTAGAAAGATAATGAGCTAAATGTGTTTGACTATACACATCAGAAAATACCATTCCTGTCATACCGTAACGCAATGCCTTTAATTTAGACATATCTAACATGGTTTTAGCCATATCATACTGCATTATTTTACCATAGTTTTGTTCAGTTTCCCAGACTGGTCTCATATCTTCCAATATATCCCAAGTTTTATCTTGTTGGAATACAAAGTCTTTACGATATGATTTCATCATAAACTCAGGATCTTTGTGAGCTTTCTTCATCATAGTGAAAGCATCTTTTAATGCTCTTCTATTAGTTTCAAAGACAGCTCCATTATAATAGAATGATCTCTTTAATCCTTCAAAGTCATCTGCAAATCCCCAGAAACCATGACCTAATATACCAGTAATAGGTTTCAGTATAAGCTGAGATGTATTACCTATACCAGCTCTGAAAGCTGATAAACCTGACAATACATTATTATATATTACACCCCAAGCAGATCTAGCAAATAAGTTTAATTGTTTTGGATCTGGACTCTTTAACATTCCTGTAGGTGTTATTTGATCTCCAGCCCATTTCATTAATTTAGCTAAAGAATCTACATCTCCATCAGTATGTGCAAATGCATCAATTAGAGGACGCATAGCTAAAGGATTCTCAGTAGATAATCTTTTTAGTTCTTCAGTAAACTTAAGGTTTTTAGCATGTATAGCATTCTCAGCAGTTTTAAACTCATTAGATAATGTATCAATAACTTCTTGTATAGGTTTATCATCAGGTATAGCATCAAACCAATTCTTATTCCTTAAGCTCCAACCAGATATGTATTTATTTAAAGCATACTCATCTAATAAGAACTGCATCTTATCAATAATAAGATCCATTGCTCTTGGATCATCTACAAAAGGTTGCAATTCTTGAACAGTTTCAGCAAGAGTAGAAGCTTCTCTTCCTAAAGTATCCATAACTCTAGCAGAAGATTCAGCTACTTTTCTACCTAAGAATCTATCAGTCAAGTCTCTCATAGCGAAAGCTGCTGCTCTAGCTTGTTCTTCGTTAATGTATTCAACTTGGAACTTACCTAGAAGTAGATTCTTAACATCTTTATTTTCTGCAAATAGTTTCTTTACATCATCAACTGATAATTCAGGGTTTACTATATCTTTGTATATAGCCCATGCAGTTTCATTCATTTGTTCAGATGAGAATCTAAACCCATCTACTAATGCATTAAATCTACCTGTATCTCTAGCTTGTTCAGCAACACCCATGATTGCATCTCTTGAAGTACTACCTACCATTAAACCTTTAGCTCTCATAGCTTCAGTTATAACAGGTGCAGGGTCTCCAGTTGATATACCAGATTTAATAGCAGTTGTATCAGCTATATTTCTAGCTACATTACCTGGAGGTACTGATTGTCTAGCATTACCAGCTTCATCTAAAACAGGAGTTATATCAGGATCAAATTCAGTTGGATTAGTTTTTAATTTCTCTACAGCTGCAATATTGGTTTCAGATGTAGCATTCCTATCCGCTGCATCTAAAGCAGCATCTAAATCATCTATCTGATCTAGTTCTGAAACTAATCGTTCTCTTTCATCAATAAGTCTAGCTTGTGTCTTACTAGATATATTATCACTACCTAAAGCTAGTTGAGTATCAATATCCTGTATTTTCAACAGTTTATCAATATCAGCTTCTTTAATAACAGCTTGTTGTTTATATGCTGTAGATGCTTCATCAAGAGGCTCCATCCAGTCCATAGTTTTATGACCACCTTTAAGCTGTATAAAAGCTCCAAGAGTAGTACCAACCATACTTAGACCAGCAGTATCAAACATATTTTTATATTTCCTAACTCTAGGACTATCACTATCTAAAGTCTTAGCCCAATCAGGAATAGGAATAGATCCTTTAGGACCAAACACACCTGGAAAGAAATCAGATAGTGCTTTCAATGCATTATCATCTTCTCCTACATCACTAAGACCAATGACTGCAGCTTCTTGAGCACTGAATGCTCCCATAGCTATCAGTCGTTGTTGATGCTTAGGCATTTCTGCTGGTAGTTTACTTAACTGTTGTTGTACTTTACCTCCAGTTATTATAGATGGTACGACTATAGAAAGCATCTTCCTAATACCTTGATGGTTAGGAGATTTAGTAGCTTTATCATACCAGTTATCTAATACACTTAATCCTGGTAATACACCAATTGCATCCATCATCCAATCAGAAGTAGCACCCATACTCATATCAGTTAATCCTCTAATCTTATTACTAAAATTATTTAGAGGATCATTATATTGTTTTTGAGTATCTCGTCTTTTAGCAGCATACTCATCATAAGTCCATCCATAGTATTTAAGATACCATGAATCTCTTAGAGTTTCTCTCTGTTGAGTTTCTTCTGGAGTACTATTTCCATAAGGATTAAATGGATTATGCCTACCTTTACGACCTATCATATACCATTCATCGTACTCTTCCCACATCTTATCTACATTAGCTTTGTCGGAAAGATCAACGGAACTACTAGCACCTTTATAATTTCCTTCAAATCTACCTTGTGGTACAGTTGTTTCTGGTTTAGAGGATTTTTCAGTAAATGTAGAATCTGCTTGATCAGTAGCAGACATTTCTTTTAATTGAGCTAGTCTTTCTTCTTCTGGAAGTTTATTAACTAACTGTTGTTCCTGATCATCAATAGGATTAAAATCTGTTACTGCCATTACTTAACTCCTCCTGTAAAATATGGATAATTATATAAAGATTCTTCTTTAGTTACAAAGTAATTAGGATTAGCAGGGTCTAATTCTTTACTAGTAGGCATTCCTATAATATCTGCTAACTCTAGGACGACACTAACTCTTGCTTTATTCTTATCACTAAGTTGATTCCAATTACTAACTTTAGCAGCAGATCTTTCTGTTTTCCATTGGACAAGATCCGTTTGACCTGGAGGTATTTGTGCATCAATACCTTGTAATTTAAGTACTTTATTCCAAAGTTCAGTCTTACTATATTTAAGTTTACCGTCTGGTTGAAGTGGTTGTGTTAAATAAAGTAAATCAATAGTATCATTCTGTTCTATCTCTTTACCTTGTATTGCAGCTCTAACAGTTCTGTCTATAGAATCTTGCTGAATAAGATTAACTGCTTGACCATTAACTGTTATTTTACCTTTATTCTGTTCAGCTCTAGTAAATATATTATCCCATCCTCTTTTTAGTTCCTCTTTCAACTGACCTGTATCAACAGCTGTTAATTCAGGTTCAGGTACAAAAGCTAACCAAACAGTAGCGTTTCCTTCTCCTGTTCTTCTAAAGACACCTTCTTTATCTTTAAGCATCCTTTTAGTTTCAGCTAAAGCAGCATCTGTTTTTTGTGTTTCAGTTAAATCCTCCCTATCTGCTACTTTTCTAAATTCTTCATAAAAAACTTGTTCAAAAGCATCAATAACTTGTTTAGTAGTACCATCAGTAAAGTCATTTAATGCACCAGTTTTTAAAACACCTCCAATTTCAGCTTTAGCTATGTCTTTAACTTGTTTAGATGAGTAACCATTTCTATTTAATATACCTAAATGTTTATCAATTTTATTCCACTTAGGTCTATCTTTATCAGGCATGTACTGTATGACATCTTGGAAATCAGCCCAATCATTACCTAGATAAGCAGCATTCATTCGTGCATCAATTAAGAATATATCTTTCTTTTCATTAGGATTGAATAACATAGCTGTAGATAACCAATCTCTAGTATTTGGATTACCACGATTGTTATCTAATATACCTTGCATTTGTTGTTTATTAGATATATCTATTTCACCAGATCTAACACGAGCTTGTACATCTTTTAAAGCATCTGCATCTTTATTCTTTGCAGCATCTTCTGCATCTTTTCTTTCTTGTTTAGAATAGTCATTCCAGATTTCATCTAGTTCTTTTTCTTTTTCAGCATGTCTACTACCCCATGTTTTTCTTTTAGCATTTGCATCCATATCTGTAGTCCACTCCTGTTCTGGTGTGGATATATTTAGTAAATATTTCCCAGCTTCTTCACGAGTATTAAAAGCACCAGCTTCAACTAAAAGTTTCATTGCTGTAGTCTGTGCTGAACTTAAATTACCTTTTGTAGAAGGTTCCACAGGATTGTTATTTGAATCCCAAGTCCAACCAGAATCTAGATGCATTACTAATTTATTATAAGCAAACTCATACTCTGCTGGATCATCCTTTAAATTTTTTAAATCTGTAATTAAAGATTCAGTAGTTTCTGTATCCCTTTCTGCATAAGATTCTTTAGTTAAACGATTTTGTTTATCTATTGCTTTATGATGGAAATGATCTAAAAGTTTTTTAGAACCTTTAGAAGTAGGAGACATTCCAGAATTACGAATTAACTCATAAGCCCTAACCATATATGTTTCATATACAGAATCTTTATCTAGTTCTATACCGTTTGCACGGACTGTTTCAATTAAATTAGTTTCAATTAATTTGAAATCTTTTATATAAGAATTAGCTGTTAATAAGGAATTTGTATGACCCATCCTTTTACCGATGTCGATTACATGTCCTAATTTCTCAGCTTTTTCTTTTCTAGATAAAGATTTATCTGTATAAATATTATAAGCTTCTTTTACTTGAGCTGCAGAAGACAAATTATTTAAAGCTGCTTCGCCTTCTATTCTTTCATTATACTGTCCTGAGTCTTTAAAAGCTTGATGACCTCTTTCACCTACTTGTTTTTCAATTCCACCTATTATTGATTTAGCAGCTTCAGCATATTGCTTTGAGTAAGTAGTAGAGAAATCTTTCCAAAAATCAGCTTTCTTACCAAACTCTTTAGCTTTACCTAAGAGAGATTCAATTTCTCTTGTTGCTCTTACTTTCTTAGCATCTGCTTTATTTTCATAAACATCATCTTCAAGCTTTTTTAGATCTACTCTGTTCTGTTCTTCTTTAACAGCTGATTGTTCTTCACCTCTAATGTACTCATCACGTATTTTTTCAGATTGTTTAGCTTGCAGTTTTAAAGCATTGATTATGGTATTTTGTTGTTCTTTATAAGCTCGTAAGCCTAAATCACCAAAATCTTTTCTGCGAAATCGTTGCCCTTGGGAACGTATTTTGTAAGTCATAGTTTTATTATTATTAGAAAGCTTTTATTACATCACCTATACTGCTAGCGATACCAGGAATAGCTGTACCCCATACTTGATTAGCTGCTGCACTAGGAGAAGCCATAGCACCTAATACTGGTGCAGGTCCGAAGTCGTACTCACCTAATGCTCTAGGATCTTGGAACTCAGCCATAGGAGTTGCATAAGGAATTATTGGCATTGGTAATTCACCAGGCTCTAACATTTTTTGAGCATATGCTGCTAAGTCAGCAGAGTATTGATCTAATGAAATCTCTTCAATCATAGCTCTAGTATTTCTACCAGCACTAGCTAATGATTCATTTAGCATTGCTACTTGTTGACCAAATGCTGATGCAGCTGCTTGATGTGATTTCTCCAATGATCTACCACTAACTCCTTTAGCTCTCATAGCACCTTCAGCTTGTAGATATTCAATACGTTGTTTTTGTTTATCAAAAGCTGTTTCTGCATGTATTTCCTGTAGCTGTCTTTCTTCACTTTTTGTAGCACTAATAGAAGATAGAGCATTGTATCCTAATTGTTTATCATAGATTTCATCTGATTTCCTAAATTGATTATCTAATGATTCTTGCTCTGCATTCCTTATTTGTAGATTTCTAATATATAACTCAGCATTAGTAGCATCTTTAAATGCTGCAACCCTTTCCTCATTTCTAGCTTTTATCTTATTACCTTCTACATACCACTGACGATCTGCAAGGATTTTCTCCTTCTCCATTTCCCAGCGATCTGTATCATATTCAAGCTGTCTTTCAGCAGCTTCATTCTGCATATTAGCTTGTTCTTTAGCAGCTTTAGAAGCTTTGTTACCTCCAATTATACTACCTACAAGACCAATACCAGCTGCAGCTATTTCTACCCAATGCATTTCAACACCAGACTCAGCCATAAATCTTTCATGTGGCTTAGTTGGTTGCATATTCATCTCGGCATCACTCATAGGTACGCCGAAGTCACTCATCATCATATGTTATGTCCTCTTATAAAATCTAGGTGAGTAATTACCCTCCCACATCATAGAGTTTAAAGACACAGGAAATGGTGAATCATTAAATATTCTAAGTTGGAAGTTATTTGTTTTCTGATGAATAGGTATAGAAAATACTGATTGATCAGATAATGCAATATCATTAGCCAAATATGTATCAGCTATTTGTGTAGGATTCAAGTTATACCATTCATCAAGATATATCTTTATCTTTACATTTGTACCTGGAGCACTATCGAATGTTATTTGGTAGTCACCTGATACAGTAAATGCAGTAGTAGCAACACCATCTAGTGTTACTTTTATTTGATCACTATCTATATAATCTAAATCATCTTTGGTCCAGTTGAAGATAGTAGTACTACTATCTCCAGTATACTCTTTCTTACCTTGTAGAGTACCAGTAGATTTAAGTTTAAATCCCATAACACCAGATAATCCTACAGCAAACTTCATTCTTGCTATAGTTAAGTTAGCAGTATAATCAGTTAACTGCATAGATTCATCTGTTCTATAGTATGTCTTAGGTAATATAATATCTAAATCATATTTCCATCCAACTATTACATCACTAGCAACACTAGTTAAATTCTTTTTAGCTACTTTAAAATAATCATTTCCATCATCAGTAATGACTTCAGGTGTAATTGTAAAACCTGATTCAATGAATTGTCCTGTTGCAGTTGTACCTTTAATAATCAATACTGGAGTTAATCCAGTTACATTATTCCATGGTATATAACATTTAGAGAACTCGTTAGTAGAATCCCATGCAACTGAACTAGCAGTGGCATAAAGATCTATACATGGATTAACTCTAGATCCATCATTATTAACAATGATAGCGTCAGAAGGACTCTGACTTAAACTTGCTTTACTTAATGTAAACTGATTACCTTGTTTAGTAACAGTAAACATATCGTCTTGATCAACAGCTGTAGTTTGAACTGTTCCTGGTAATTGCCAGTTAAACCATGCTTCTACTAAATTCTTTTCACCATCATTATAAGTACGATAGAAGTATATTTTATTATCTGATTGACTAGATAGAGCTAGGAATTGATTCTGTGGACTAGCAATGAACGTATCTATTGTAGCTGGTATCCACTCATTTACAACTCTACTTACATCTAATACTTGAGGGTTCTCGTCTTGACCTCGTGTAACCATCCCAAATACTCTAGTATAACCTGGAGTTTTACTTATGAAGTTTATATTAGTACCCATATCAACAGGATCAACTTCTGTATCCATCTCATAGTTAGAAATAGTATTGATACTAGTAGATGTTGGTGTTAAAATTCCGTCAGCAGCATTCATCATAAATTGTTGATTCTTACTAAATAGGACTAAACCCTGTGTAGTAGGAATTATACCATGAAGTGCAGCAGGTCGAATTGTTGAACAACTTAAATCTACTGGGTCTGCATCAGTAACTGTTTGTGCAGAGGTATGATAGAAGTTATAGAAATCCTGAGATTGACTCATAGATACATTATCTTTAGATAAGAATCCGAGTCTATTGTTATGGAAGAATGATTGTTCTATTTTCTGTCCTACAAAACTAGGATGTGAGTTAGTTGTATCATCACCTACTTTTCTAGCAGTCCATGTTATCTTTTGAAAAAGGAAAGTATTAGTAGCTGTATTCAATAACTCATGAGGCATTGTGTCTTGATTTAGACCTGTTGATTTACTAGGGTCTAAAGTCTCCTCCCAGTAACCTGTACCAGATGTACCGTCATCTGCTATGAATTTAGCAAAGTATGTATCGTTATTAGATGCAGTATTAATTACTTTAACTATACGACCATTGAATGAAGTATATGGTAGTTGAGATACATTATCTACTTGATCTTGAAATACACTAAGTTTATTATTAGCCGCACCACCAGTAGTTGATATAGTAAAAGCAGTTCTTGTACCACTAACTACTCTATCTAATTCTAAAGATGACGCATACTTAGTTACTGTTAAACCTGAGATATTCAACCCATCAATACGGGATTTTAATTCAGTTAATAATCCGTTATATGTTTGTGTACTAGGAGCATCATAAGTAGTTATACTACTACCATTAATAGTAACATCATACTCACCTGATGCAGTATCACTTAATACAAGTGTAGCTCTAGTTTTAGCTATAAATGCAGGGTCAGCTATTTTAGCTACTGTTATTAAATTGTTAGTTATTATAGATGTATCTTGTACAGTTAATATGTCATAGTTTGTACGTGCTCCTGTAAGGTACGCCTGTGCCCCTGTACCATAGTTAACAGTACATGCAGCCCCCGTTGTAGCATTCCATATATCTATGTCGCCTGGAGAGCCTCCTGAAGCTGGTTTAATACATCCTATATATTTCTCGTCTGCATCCCTATGGATGTAGAACCATTTAGATGAATCATAGGTAGTGCCTGTACCTAAGTTTGCTATCCATTTAAACCCAGGTCTTTTAGTCAGACCAAAGGTAGGATCAGGATAACTATTAAGACACTCTCTAACTTGATTAGTTAATTTCTTATCATCAGATTGTCTTGAGACACCACCTAGATAATTACTTACACGTTGAGTTACTGCTGGCATTATCTTTTAAGTGCATGGAATGGTTGATAGCTTTGATAGTAATTTTGATGTCCTTGTGGGTGTCCAAAAAATGTAAACTGACCTTGTTGAGTTTCATACTCTAAAGCCATTGCTCTCATATATGCTTCTTGTTGTTGAAGCATTTGGTATTGAGAATTATCTCCTACTATTCTTTGAGATACAATAGTAGAAGATCTAGCTGTTATGAAGTCTTGTATTGGTTGAGGTAAATCTACCCAATCAAACTCCCAAACAATGTCACACTCTACTGTTTCATCTGTCCATTTATATGTATGATTATGTCTGTCATATAGTTTGCCACTTCTACGGATGCCATCTTTATCCATATTAGCTGAGTTTTCTGTCAGCTTTATTTGTAGTATATTACTTGGTATCAATATAAAGTCATCTGTATCAGGAGTCATCTCATAATGATACTCTTTATTGAAGGTCCATCCTTCAGATTGAACTTCTCTTGATACTTGTAACAACGTATCGTATGCAATCGCAACGTCTGGGTTGGTTGTGTCCAACGTCGTTACTGGTGCCTGACCACATGACGACAGTATTTGATTTATGGCAGGTAATTCTTGAGTGGCGTTAGTGGTTGGAAAAGGCATAATATTATTAAAGAAAAAAAGGGAGCCGAAGCTCCCTGTATGTATCAGCTAATTAAGCGTTAGCTGGATATGTTGTACCGAATGCAGCGTTACCTGATGAACCTGCAGCAGCACCTGCTAGTAGTTCAACGCAAGCAGCTGGATTCAAGAAGTCAGCTCCCATTGCGAGTCTACCGAGAATCACGTCTCCTTGGTAAACCACTGAAACATCACCAGAAGTTACCTGAACCTGTGGTCCGATAGCTTCTACAACACCTGCAGCTTCTCTTTGGAAGATAAGTCCGCAGCTATTAGCGAAGTCAGTTGCATTACCGTAGTTACCGTTAACTCCAGTTACAGAAGCACGAGCGTCTTCAGCAGCAGCTCCAATGAATGAACCTACATTACCAGGAGATGTTACTCCAGGGTTTGTGTCTCCTGCTGAACCATAGATAGTACCATACTTACCGAAGAATGGGATGTTCATTGACTTGAAGATCTTGATACCTGCAATCTCAATGATTCCGTTTCCTTTCTGTAAGGAGTCACCCTGCTCGTCACGATTAACTAGACCGTTAGAACCTACAGCTTGGATAAGCTCATAGTATTGGCGAGGGTTTAGTACACCAACTCTACCTTCAGTTGAGATACCTTTCTCATCTAATGCAGCAGCAGCATCATAGAAGCCGTTGATTAAACAAGTTGAGTCATAGGCTGCAGTAGCATTAGTAACACCAGATCTAGTTAGTTGGACCTGTGTTCCACCTGGCTCTACAAAGTTAGACTTAGTAATTGGAGAGGCTTGACGAGCTCCCTTTGCAATTGCACGGAAGATAAGTCTGTCATACTTCTCAGCGAGAGCATATCCAATCTTCTTAGATATCTCTCCACGTAGCTCATAGTGAGCAAGTGTCTCATCTAGCTCATACACGAATGCTGAACTGATAAGTAGATCATCAACAGTGATGGTCTTCTCAGCTACTGGAGGTGCTCCATCGGAGTTACCAAGTATAGCGTTACCAGGAGTATGATACTCAGCGGTTGTACGACCTGTGTAGATGAACTGTAGACTCTTACCGTTTGTAAGAGTTCTCTTCATTACGAGATCCCTAGCAATAGCATTGTTTTGGAATCCTTTAAACATTTCTCCACTGAACAATTTGAGATATAAAGCTCTCGCATCGTTAGCAGAGTTCAGTTGACCTGGCCTCGTGAGTGAGGTGGTCAAATCTGTGGACTGATGTGCCATTATTTTATATTATTAAAAAATAGATATTACTTTCTTCAGCTGAAATTTTTTGATCATTTGTTTGTGGTCTTTCCCACCGTCTAGACGGCTAATGGGTATCCTCGTAAGGGCCATAAGCCAATTAGTTAGAGGTCCGACACTGAGGTGCCTCTAACCTGTGGTAGTTAACGTGCATTGTTTCTACCATAATAAAAAAGGCTAGTAATCCGAAGACTACTAGCCATAACTCGTTACATTGTAGAAAGAACTTCTTCAATAGAGATGTCCTCATCAAATTCTTCTTTCTTTTCCTCATGCTCTTCTGGTTTATTGTGATGAGATTCAGGACTAAAGGTTGTAACAGACGCTCTAGCCTTACTCGTTTGGTGTGCCATTAGCAATAAGTTTTCTTGGTGTAAGATACGCCACGATACTTGAGTTTAGCAAGTCTTTGAAGATCTAATTGCTCTTTAACACGAGCTTGTAGTTCTACTGGAGACATAGTAATTACCTCATAGTACCTGACCCCCGTTCCATGATCAGGTTTCATGCGTCCTAATTAGGATGAACGGACGTGACGTTTAATATGCTTTCTTTGTACCCTTTTTCTTTTTAGGTGGGCGTCCTACTTTTGAACCATATGTTCCTTTACCTTGTGGCATAATTCTATCCTATTGTTGGTATCTTTAAAGCGACTTGTTGACTCCCACTAGATGCCAGATCTAATGGGAAGTTATGTGCGTTTCTTTCATGCATTACTTCCATACCAAGATTAGCACGGTTTAATACATCAGCCCAAGTAGGGACAACCCTACCACCAGCTGCTAACACGGATTGGTTGAAGTTGAATCCGTTGAGATTAAAAGCCAT